ATCTTCCTTTCTAACTATGAAATTAATTTCTTTTCCTGTTAACCCTTATGTGGGTCAAATCTTTTATGAACCAGAAATGGACAAACTCTATGAATATTGTGAGTTTACAAAAACAGATGAGCTAACTGGTCTGGTTTCTGAATCAGCAATGTGGTTTGATATTACAGAAAAAGATTTAGTCCCATAAGTAGAGGCATGATGATCTTTCGTTGTAGGATCAAAAGCTGCTCTTTTGTAATTTTGAGAACATTTGCCCTTTGTGTTCTTTTACTAGCAACTTTGCAAAAAGATATGAGTTCCCTTCGAGGATTGCTGTCGGGCAACAGGTTGAATGTCTCCTGACTAATAGGCAGCAATAAGCGATAAAAGTCTGTAAGACCTCTATTTCTTCCCAAACATTATATATCTAAAGCGATCCCAAAAGGTCGCTTTTTTCTTGCGTACTTTGCTTTCAAGCCTTACAACATAAGCTTGCTGGTGAGCTATGAGGTCAATGGCACTGGTAACAAAATGAGCTTGCCTTGCATTTGTTTGTAATAGCTTGATTGCATAGGGCTTAAGTAATTCAATATCCTCCATATTTTGAATATAGTTTATAGACTTCTGTACCTCAAACTCACCTTCAAGACTGTAGCTGTCAGTAAGTGCTTGTATTATATTTTTCATTACAAACTAGGCCATAGCTTTGTTTCTATCATTTCAACAATTTTGTCATCAATCGTGTTGTCCGTTGTTTTGACCAAAGCTTTCAAAAGGTCAAGAATTAATTTTTTTACTGCATTTGTTTTGCAGAAAGTCAAAAGGATAGGCTTAAGAATACGAATCATTGAATTGTTTGTTTTTCCAAACATAGCTAAAATACCAGTATTCAACAATAATCTTAATTTTCATGGAAGATCAAGAGCCTAGCAAAGTCGAAACTATCGTGAAAGTTTGCGTTCTTCTTTGGAGTGCCACGCTATTGTCCCTCTCATACTATGAACCGCCATCTGGAAAAAAAATTGTAGATTTTGACCCGACCTTCATTGCAAGTATTTTTTCAGCTTCCACAGCTTCACTAGGTTTTCAGATAAAAAAGAAAAAAGATACTATAGTAGATAACAAGAACACCAAAGCTAGTATCAAATGAAAAAACTACTGCCTTTTATCATCTTTCTTTCTCCGTCTAGTGCCTTTGCCGACATCACAGCTAAATATGTAACCTCTGCACAAATATCTATTGACTCTCCTTATGTAATTACAAATGCCGCACCTAGTACATACTCTATAAGTGGCAATAATATTACTACCTCTACAGGAACAGGTGACAGTGTAGTGACAAATGCCGTAGGTGGCTTAAATCTTGGCAGTTTAAGTAATGGAGTCCCAGCTTTAGTAAATACAAATAAAACAGTAACAACGGCTGGGTCTGCCTTCTCTCTCAGCGAAAGTTATCAGGCTGGGGACGTAACACAATCAGCAATAACTCCATCAAGCGGCATTGCAACCCTGCCAGTATTAGGTGGACAGACAACAGTTATTTCTGGTGGTACTGCTGGAAGTTTGGCTCTTACTTCTTTATCCTCTGGGGTTCATACTTGCACTGCTGGCGGTTCTGGAACTAGCTGCATTGCTTCAACTACTGTTCAGATTGAAATTGACTAGATTTTGGCTATTATTAATATTACTACTTCCTCTGAAAACCCTTGCCACACCTGTAGTTCCTCAGTTTAGGTCAGGCTCTTCTACGCAATCAAGCACATCACAATCTGTAGTAAATGAGGTTATTTCTTCGCACCAATACAACACAGGATTTTCATATTCTGCGTCAGGCCATAACATTGAATCAGCCGATCTCAATGGTTACATCAATCCTTCGACAGTTGCTGGAACAACTCAGACACTTAATGGTGTTCAGTTTAGTTGGACAAGTCCAGAACTTGAGGCTGTGCCAAGATGGAAAATAGTAAACGCTGGGCAAAGTTTCAGTTTAGTAGAATCGCTGCAAGGTGCTGGCCTTTCAAACGTAACTACAATAAATCGAACAATAACAACAACTACAACCACAGAAACAACCTCTGTCTTTGGGCAGTAATTTTATTTCTAAGCCCTGCAAAAGTTATAGCCTCGACCACAGTCGCCTCGCCAAATTCCACAGCACAAGGGGTAGTTAATAACAATGCAACCATGATAACCCCTTCTAGCCACCCTCAGAATCGCTACAGTCAAGGGATTGTTTGCACCTCGCCCAGTTTGACCATAACTCCTTATTTGACAGATGCGTGGTCATTTAACCGCCCTACAGAATACGTTACAAAACAGAATATATATGATGAAGATACAGGTGAAATCAAATATGTCCAAGAAACCCCAAGATTTGAGAAAGATAATTACAACTTGAATTATGGAATATCTATGCAATTTAATATTCCTTTGGGTAATGGTGGGGAGCTATGCAAGAAAGCTGCGGCAGTAAATATCGAAGCTCAAGAGTTATTAATCAAAAAAACAAAATTAGAAATGGCCTTATATAGATTAGAGGTATGTGGTAAGCAAGCAAAGCTAGGAGTAGTTCTGACAGGTGAACACGCAGTGACTTGTAAAGATGTAAAGCTTATATCCTTACCAAACCAAGTTTTGCCTCATACTCATAAAATTGAAAAAAAATAGGCCATTAGAATCGTCTGTAAGGGGCTTGAAAAATTCTTTGCTTATGTTTATACCTTGTCTTTTTTAGAAAAACGCTTGCCTAACTTCTTAATACCAGCCTTTGCAATTCCTTGTATCACAGGGACAAGAGCCGCAGACCCACCAGCGACCACACCAATAGCAAAAGTAGAAACAAGAACTTCAGGTGTACCAATAAAAGTCTCTCGAAAGGGTACGTCCTCATAAAGGGTAATGCACTCTGTTTTGTCTGAGGATAACTTATGACCTATAACTCTTTCAATGCGTTTTGTATTTCTGTAATCTCCCACTTTTTGATCTTTTCTACTTGGACATTCTGGGATTACTAATTCTTCTTTTTTCTTTTCTGGTGTTTTTGTTTCTGCAATATCTGACTCTGGCATAGGTGGGGCTTCATTTGTTATTGGCAAATCCTCAGTAATCACTAACTGATCTGGTCTGTAATCAATAGGGTAAAAGCTAGGAAATAAAGATTCTCCACACGTTAGAAACACTCCGTTTGGATCATCTAGTAAAAGTTGTGTATTTCCAGTGTTTTTTACATCTCTATGCTGATAAGTACAACCCACAACATCTATTTCTAAATTTGTTATTACAGGCAATACAGGATCTGGCTTGTTTATCTCAGGAATATAGACCTCTGGGGCATTTATTTGTTTGATACCTATTTCTGGTATCTCCATCAACTCTTGGGTTTTATAAACTCTGGAACTGTTGGCCCTGTCATATCTGGTAAAGCATTATCTAAAACTTTTGGCATCATGCCCTGTACATTGTTCAATACTTCATTCATTACTCTTGCTTTGAACTGTTCAGAGGTGACAAATCTGTAAGCGTAATATGAACCGCCCAACATTGACAAGGTAAGAAAAAGCGACAACAATGAGGCTATCTGACAAATTTTTTGGAACATAATGCTGAAAGAAATTCTGTTAAAGTTGGCTACGCCTTTGACTTTGATGACATTTTGTCTTGTGGTTGGCCTAGCTCCACTGTACCTGATTTCGGGGTTGCTTCTTCGATCTGTTTCAACAAACTCTCCCCAAACTGAATACCGCCCTCAATCATTGAAATAAGTTTAGTTTCTGTCTCAACTACAGATTGTGCTTGTGTAAGTCTTTCTTTATGGTTTTTAAGCTCTTCTTTCCATTGAAGAATTTGCTTTTCAGTGATAGCAGACATTTACAATAAATAATTATTTATAAAATAGCACAATTATGATTCGTGAACAGTAGCACAAACAAGTTTTGAATCCATTGAAACTGAAGATGGCCCATAACCCATAACCCACCTAAAAGCACTTGTTGAAAAATTACCATCTGAATAACTGTTTGAGTTTAGGTTTGGCCCACTATGAGAAAGCAAGAACGATATTGCAGTATTACTTGTTGTCTGTGTTCCGTTTATCTGAACAGCATAATTATTGTTTGAGGCATTATTAGTAAAGTTGACCGAAAAATTGCCAGTTCCATGATCTGAGATAGAACTTACGTTATAACTTCCTCTTATTGAATTTGTAGTACTGCTAAAATTAATCCATGCAAATGCAGCGTTTTCAACAGTAGGAGAGGGTAAATTTGTTAAGTTTGCACCACTTATTGCTGGTAATGTACCAGTTAAATTTCCAGCGGGCAAACTTGTAAGTGATGCTCCTGAACCAGAAAAAGTTGTTGCTGTGCAAGTTCCAGAAATTGTAAAGCCGCCCGATACAGTTTCTGCTTTTTTGCCTGCATCATAATATAACTCAACGGCTCCATTTTGAATAAATTTAGCTTGGTTTTCATTGTAAGAAGTATTAAGAATATTTGTTTGGTGACTCGCTATGAAAAGAGCAGCACCACTTTCATCATTTTGTAATATTGAATGTCCATCATGCCGTAATCTTAAATCATCATTATTTCCAACTCTTACTTCTTTTTGATCAGGCAAATCAATATGACCTGACATAAGAATCCCATCACTTGAGGTTTCTATTTTTTTACTGTTGTTATGATATAGTTCTACACTTCCATCATCATTACAAATAATACTTTCCTCACCTGATTTACCTTGAATACGAACATCCCCACCCGAAGTGTCTCTGATATAAAGACTACCAACACTATTTTCTATAAAGCTGTTCGAGCCATTGTGATAAATTTCTAAATCATCACCTGTTCCTAGCTTTAATTTTGCATCATCTGGCATATCTATATGGCTTGTAGCGGTAATTTCTCCTGTTACGTCAATACCTGAACCAAAATCTACATTTCCCGCTATGTTTACTGTTCCTGAAGAATTAATCGTTAATCTATTTGCACCGTTTGTTATATCTCTAATTCCAAAAACACCATCAACATTTCTTATAGCAAAATCATCATTTGCATCTGAATCGTTTAACTGAATTGTTGGCTGAGAGCTATTTATTGCAAAAGTCCCTGTTACCTCAGTTGTCCCAGAAGAATCTATAGTAAGTCTATTGGCTGAATTTGTAGTATCTCTTATCCTAAAAGTTCCATCTTCGTTTGCTACTTCGTAATCACTATTATTATTTGAATCTACTAAAAAAATTTGTGGGCTAGTATTTGTAATTGTTAGATCAGATGTAAAACTTGGATCAATCTTTGACCCT